TTCATTTGTTGAGAACCTACAATTGATTGAATATTGAAATAAAGGTTCATTTATCTTTTTGTATAACTCAACTGAATCTAATGCTAATTGAACTGCATATATCTTATTTTGTGGAGTTTGAATATAAACAGATATGCTATTCATCATATCTTCAATCAAATCTGTTTCATAATCTCTTAAAAAACCAGAGTTTAAAATCAAAGATTTTCTTGATTGAGTATAAAATGATTTTTCACCTCTATCATAATTATTATAAGAAAACGTATTATTATCCCAATTTCCTTCTTCTTTGTAATAGTTTCTTCTACTAACTTCAACATTATCACGACTGATATAAATAAAAGGCATAGATATTAAAGATCCAAACCTATCTACCCACATAATATGATAAACTTCATACATAGAACAATCATCATTTAAAAAGAAACATAATTCTTTTGTTCTTTGACTTGCTCCATCATAAGCATATGTCTTGTATGTTGATACATTCCCGCTATACGAACTAAAAGTTCCTGTTACATTTGTATAAGTCGTTTGTGAGAGTTGTTTTAAACCATAGGGGGTATAATAGTCCAAATAAGAGTTTTGAGGAACTTTAATCGTCCCTAACAAAGTTCCATTTGAATTATAAAAACTAAAGAACAATCCATCTGATATTGTAGTTCCTGTATTATGTGTAAGTAAAAATCCTATTGTATTTTCTTCTACTCTATAACAATAATCAGGAGATAAAATTGTTGATATATTATTTTGTGATCCCCCTGATATAACATAAGGCAAATATCCATTTATAGAATATTCATTAAAATTTAAATGAGTATTAAATATACATTTGGTTGAAGTTGTAAGTTGAATAGGTTTTTCAATAGATTTACCTGAAGCAAATGTTAAAGTTCCTGGAATTATCACAGATGGTGTTGTAAAAGGTAAATTTGTTAAAATAACTACACCATAAGTAGATGCTGTGTATATTGCCGTGATTTGTGCTGTTGTATTATAAGAAGGTCTTGGTGTTCCATAAATCTTTCCTGGTTCCACAGGAGTTGATCCTTGAAATGTTTTTTGAACAACCAAAGATTTATTTGAAACACTAGTTATAGTTGATATTCCATTATAATATGGAAATGTTTGTTGTCCTGTTACATTTATTTGTTGTCCCACAAGAAATGAGTGATTTGTTGATCCTGTAAATCCAATTGAACCTGATGAAAAATAATTATCTGTATAAGGCCATTCAACTATATCTTGTTGAATTAAAATTGTATCTCCAACTTGAAATTCAACTTGTGATGGGTTTGTAATTCCTGAATTATAAAATCCAACTGTTGTTCCTGATTGTAAGTTTGATGTAAATGGAAATGAATAATTATAGTTTTCACCACACCATAACTCAAAACAAAATCTTGTGTTATTTCCTTCATATACAGAAGAATAATTTGTTGTCTGACCTGTTATATTAAATGTAACAAAATCTTTCAACACAGATGATAAATCAAGTTTTCCATAACCATTTAAATCAGGTGTAACTGCATATTTTATTACTTTTCCTATTGTAGATCCAGTATTTACAAATGGTGATGATGGTAATAAATCAATTGTAATTTCTGTTGATGATACAATACTTCTAACATTATAATATCCTGTGTTTAAATCTGAATTCACACTATCGTTTAATAAAACACTATCACCAAGTTTAAAGTTATGTGGTTGTGTAAATGTAAGTTTTGTAAATACGCTATTTAATACCGTATAAGGAATATCATTTATTATTGTTTTTTTATCCCATATTACATTTACGATATATTTAAACTGACCGAGATTTAAATAATTTGGTTCATAAAGTTTTAATGGAATTGCTGAATATCCTGCTGAATAACTTGCTGGTTGTGTGATTATAGATAAACTCATACTTTTTTAAATGTTAAGGTATTTTTAAATATTTTGGTTATATCACTTATAACTTCTTCTTCTATTTCATCAAACAAATCTTTATTTTGAGATGAAAATAATTGTTCTAATGATCTATTTATAATAAAGGTGGCTTTTATACCATCTTTAAATATTTTCTTATTTATTGCATACACCGCTTCTTCGGGTATTCCCTTAACTTTAGCCCAGTTTTTAAGTGCGTTTATTGGAACATATTTTCCTGGTTTTCTTCCTTGATCTATAACTTTGATATATTCAAATCCTTTATCACTTTTGGCACTAATTAATTGAATAACAGTATTACCATCTGCGTCTTTAAAATGTTTGAATTGAAGTGATCTAACAAGTTTTCCTGTAGCATATTTTGGAAATGGTAAATTAGATTGAAGCAATCTTGAAATTATACCAATCCATCTTTTACCAATTTTGTTTAATATAACACCACTTACCATTATTATTAAATATAAAATGGTTTAAATGTTTATAGGAGATGCAGGAAAATTACAATTTACAAATCTTAATGTAAGTGGAATTGAAAATAACCAACCACATACTTTATCAGGTGTTTCATCAACTACTGGAACACAACTTACATCATTTTTTAATATAATTCCAAAGTTATTCCAATAAACAACCATTTCAGTAATTAAATCTTGACCTATTTGAAAAGTATCACTCATTAGTTCTCTTTTGTTGTCTGACTTAAAAGAATTTGAGTTTTCATAATTTTCTTGAATATTTATTTTATCTACAATCATAACATTAAAAACGAGTTGTGGAATTGTGGTTTTATTTAATGTTGATATTGTATTATTATCACTATGACTAACCCACATCGTAGGATAGGTCATAGATACAGTATTTCCAAAGTCATAGGTCTCTCCATAACCAAATGAATTAAGTTGTTCGTGTCTTGTTTGAAAATCATTAAACCAATCCACAATTTGATTTATTGATATTATGTTTCCTGTTAAACTCATAGTTTATTTGGGTTTTCTATTTGTTTTTTATTTTTAAAATAAGCCAACCAATTTAATAAATTGATATAATTTGATTTTAATATTTTGTTTTCTTTCATATTCAAGTTTTCAATAAAAAAATACATAAAGTCATACCATTTGAATTGTTCGTCCAATTCTTTTTGTTCTCCTAACTTTTTTGGTTTTTTTATTTGTTCTTGTTTTACTTTTGAAAACAAAGGACTATAAGCCTTTTGAACTAATTTTTGAAATTCAAAAAAAAAGTTAGAAGATGATATACTTTAATAATTGGGAGTTTTTTAAAGTCATCTTTTCTTTCAAAAAAGTTGGTATTAAACTTCTCAAACTTTCCATTATCTTTTTTCTTTCTTAAAAACACACATAATAAATCTGAAATGATTTTATTAAAGTTATTGTTATTTTGTGTTATAAGAGTATCTATTGTAATTACTTCACCAGCGGTTAATTGTGTAAAGTCATTATATAAATAATATCTATTATCTTCAATATCAATAAAATCACAATCATATGATGGAATATCTGAATTTATAAATTGAATTTTATTTAATAGATTTTTAAAGTCCTCTATTGGAACTTCCATTAAAATATCTTTTGGTATATTTGTTAGTTGTGATAAAATAAATATATATTGTGATAGTTGGTCTAAATCAGTTAAATTATTTTCAAATATCTTTTCATAATCACCTACAGTAATCTCATCCCAATTTTCAGGGAGTTTTCCTTCAACTAAACCTAATTCTTCTATTTGTATTTTTATATCAATCATATTTTATAAATATATTATTTTTTATTTGTAATTAAAGTTTCCAATAATAATTGATGGATTGCCTGAATATTTATTTGATCCAAACTTGGATACAATAGCATAACGAAGGGCATCTAGTGCGTGATTGTAAGCATCTATTGGAATATTATCATAAGTTCCATCTTTTAATTGCTTCCAAGTATAATTTTCTAATTCCTTTAGTATATTGATTGATTTTTTTGTAACCATAAGTTTTTGTTGTTGAACAAGTTGAATACCGTAAATAACACTATCCTTCCCCTTCTGAACTGCTTTGGCTTGAAATCCATATTTCTTTAATTCTGCGATTGATTTGGGTTCGGCGGCGTCGCAATAGATTTCTCCTTTAACATCATAGGACTTCATTAGATTTGCTATATCAGAGTTTAATAGACCCTTTTGATATATTACCTCATCAATTATTAGATAGTCATTGTATTTTAAGATATGAACGAGTGCTGTTGGATCTTGGGAATAACCAAAATCACAACCCCATATTAAACTTCTGGCTTCTTCTGGTATTGTATCAATTATTTCATAATCTTTATAAACCACACCTTCAATTAAACCTTCTTCCCCATATAAATATACCTTAACCCAGTTATTCCAATAAGAAGATGTCTTGGCTAATTCTAATTTACTTTCAAGAAAATTTACAACATTTGATGATAGTGCAGCATTATCTTTATATGTTAAAACTAAAAGTTCTGCCTCATCATCTAATAATACTTCCTTATTCCAGAAAGGATGTGTTGGGTTGTAATCAAAATAAATATCCTCATTTGTTCTCATAGCCAATTCTAAATAAGCGTCTTTTGAAATTAAGTTGGCTTCGTTGATATATAGAATGTCCCTTCTGGCACCTCTCAATTTATCTGATTGATCTGAACTAAAAAACTCAATATAACTACCATTTAAAAATTTATATGTTGAATTGGTAATATTCCACTTTTTATCATCATATCTTTTTGTAGCTTTTAGAATTGCCAAAAAATCACGAATGGCACCCCTTCTTAAATGTGGTGTTGTTTCACTAACTACTGATATAGATAAGTTAGGGGTCTTTAATGCTTTGTCTATTAGAATTGCTAATATGGCAATCGTTTTTCCAGCACTGGAAGATCCTTGAATAACTTTAATTCTTTTTGTAAGTTTTCTTATCTTACTTAATGATTTAGTATAGATAAATTCTTTCAATTATACATTAATTAAACTTGTGTTATTTGTTATTCTATTTGATAATCTATTTTTTAAACCTTGATATGCCATATTATGATAAAATGCCGCTTCTCTACCTGAAGAATAAAATATTCCTGTTTCCATATTTAAAACTAAATTTCCTTTTTTATGACCTCTCATTTTATTTTTACTTTTTTCAGAATGTTTTTTGCCATACATAGGGTGTGTTTCACCTCTATTTCTTTTTCTTATTTCTTCTAATTGTTTTTCAGAAAGTTTTTTCCCTTTTTCTCTTTCACTTATTTTTTTACATACTTCATCGGTCATACCTTTTTTAGTATTTTCACTTATTTTTTTTCTTATTTCTCCATTATGTATCATTCCACTTGGTCCTTCACCACCATCAGATAAATTTACAAGAGGGCCTAAACCCAAATTTTTTCTACCAATTCTTTTTATCCAATAGGTTTCTAATTCAAATGCTTGTTTTTCTGTTAAATCATCTTCCAAAATGATTACATCATATCCGTGTTTATTAACGATATTATACCACCAATCATTACGATTTTTTTTAGAATTATGCCTTTTCCATTTTTTAGAACCTTTACCAACATTAAAAGGTATTCCATTATCTTTTGTAATGTGTAAATAAACACAATATTTTTCTTCATTTTTCATCTAACAAAGATAATAAAATAATTCTATTCTACCAAATCATCGTCAGAAAATAATGGAGGTTCTTCCCTTATTGTTAATTCTGTTTGTTGCTTATCTGTATATTGATAATGGTTCTTTAATACAAAGATTGCCATAGTTGGGTTTAAAGACATTTTAAGGGTGTTGTCTACCAGTTTACCTTCTTGTATTTTTTTTGCCTTTTTAAGAAGTTCGGAAAACTTTGGGTATTTATCCCTCATCTCTGAAATAAATTGGGGATATAGATCTTTCTCCTCATATAAAAATCTTTCAAACCATACATTTTCATCACTCGCTTTTAACCAAGTGATTAGTTCTTCCCCAAGTTCCAATACTTTTTCTTCAGTCCATTTTAGAGGTCTTCCACCTGGGTTTTTCTTCTTTTCCATAAC